AGCTATGGCAGAAAGAAGTATGGTGCAAAAGTAACCTCAAAGAGGATCCGCAACATGATGGCCCACAAGAAGAGAGACACGTACGTGTCGGGAGCCGGTGAGGGGGACAACCCTGACCCCACACTTCCGGTCAATGCCACCCAACCATTCATCATCCGAGCTGGTACAACGTTTGGAGACCAGCGTATCCACGCGACCCTCTATAACGCGACCCACCGCTTCCTGGTTCCCAACAATTACAGCTATGCCGCGTCGCGTACAGCAACAAGTACTTATGTGGTGGGTCTCAAAGAGACCTACCGTTTCGTACCCAACAGCGAGTCAGTCTGGTGGCATAGACGGATTGTCTTTAGCTACAAGTCAGCCATAGCAATCCCAGCCATTGCGGAGCAGATGGGCGTTCAGAGGTCATCTGCAGCTACAACTGTGAGACCTTTCCGCGACCTTTCGGGCACCTCCGACCCCAATTGGGCTGCAGCCACAACTCAAGTTTACGGGCTAGTATTCCAGGGCGTGGTCGGCGTTGATTGGCAAGATCCCATGAAGGCCAAGACCGACCGCACCAGGGTAAATATACACTCGGACAAATTCACCTCGTTGAAGTCGGGCAACGATACTGCGGCACCCGCGATACGGAGTCATTACACCCCAATCAAGCGAAACGTTGTTTACGATGATCGTGAAAACGGCACTAATGTCAACCCCTCACCATTCAGTGTGGATTCGAAACTCGGATTAGGCAACATTTACGTTTTTGATTTGTTCCACTGCCCAGCCCCTGAAGACGACGGAGTCGACATGGCAATCTCCAGCAACTCTACATACTATTGGCATGAAAAATAGGAGTTGTGATCTCCACAAACACACAATTTCCCTCCAACCAGTCCACGTCAACAGGATCCATACCAGTCCGCGGATCCACATTAGAGCACCAGATGCATGGTCTCCCCCAATCAAACAGTGCCGGCTCCTTATATAGAACCTTCAATTGAAATTGCATTTGACAACCCAACCAATCTTTGTACCGGGGGAAGAACTTGATCCCCCCGGCTATGTCATCCAGCACCGCGTAGTCAGCCTCACGGTTGTCTAGTGCCTCTCTGGCACTGAACAACCCACCCATGTACATATGGCTGCCTAGACTTCTGGCCCAAGTAGTCTTTCCCAGTCTAGTCGGCCCGAATAAGATGAGGGACTTTCGTCTTCCTAAACACGTTAGCCAGAGTTCCGGAGCCATGCGTTGGCGACTCTGGAGCCAACCATATGGCGCAGGTAGCTCCCTAGGACTTTTTTTGTTTGCTCCGCCCAAACCTACCTGAGGATCCTCCAAACAGAACATTATCTCTCCAGTCCTCGAGATATTCATAACCGGCAAGGTCAAATACTCCATCGGGTGTAGCGTAGGGTACCGGTTCAGGTCGAAATCTCCACTCGACAAATCTGGACAGGGCTGGGAAATTGCACACCATAGACTTAGGATCCAGCTCCTCGCAAAGTCTCCAAAATTCCTCAGCAGAGTCAGCAGCTGTGATTTCCCCCCACGCATCCGCAGCTCCAGAAGTGCCTCTTCGGCCGCTAACTCCGCTCGGCCGTTCGAGACCTCCAGCGACAACTTCACCATCCTTAGTCGCATAATCGTAGCCTCCAACCGCATTCTTTCGACTTGGCTCAACATTCGGGTGGTAACCGTCGACATCGAATACATCAACCTTTCGACTGCGAAAGCGCCGTTCGAAGCTGCAAAACACATGGAAGTGAAATCCGTCACCCGTTGGGTAACGCTCGCGTGCGACAATGCATTCAGCTCCAAGGTTTCCAAGCACCTCAACAATTCTGTGGGGGTCCAGTGCGGGTTTGACATCGCTGCCTTCTGAGTGAGCGTAAGTGAGTAGAAAGTGCTGGGCGCAGAAAGAAATGCTTGGCATTGCCGTGTCCTCGAAGTCCTGTTGGAAACTAATATTATACAACAGGACACAGGACACAGGTGAACTATAAGTACACCGGTCCCCCCCAACAATTGTCCCAACAATTCTGACACATGTCTCAACAAAATGCCACGCTATCCCCGAAAAAGAAGGTCGTATTCGTATGCCAAGAGGAGGACCCCGACAAAGTCTGCGCGGGTTTCACGACCGCGAAGAAGCTATGGCAGAAAGAAGTATGGTGCAAAAGTAACCTCAAAGAGGATCCGCAACATGATGGCCCACAAGAAGAGAGACACGTACGTGTCGGGAGCCGGTGAGGGGGACAACCCTGACCCCACACTTC